AGCTGATTGTAACACTTTAGGGTTAACTTTTGTCGCCTTAACAGCGGCCTTCATATCATCTATAACTTTAGGACCTAAACCAAAAGTAGCAATAGTACCTATGCCTTTGGCAAATGCAGCCATGCCTTTTATATTTTTAACTTGTTGTGGTAATCTTAATACATCTTCAACACCAATAGATTTAGCAAATACAGCCAATGCAGCCAGAGCGGCAAGACCTTTAGGTCCCATATCGCCTGTTGCTTCTGATTTTGTAGGTAATTCTATAGATGAATTAGAAGCTGCTATTTGTTTTTCTTTTGCAAGTTCTCTTGCTTGGTCTCTTTCTCGTCTAAAGGCCTCTTTGTCAAATACAAACATGGACTTCATTGTGTCTAATAGACTTTGAGTATTCTTCTCATTCTCTCTACCAATAGACCTTAAATCTTCTAATACAGATAAACTACCATTATCAGCGCCAACTGTAGCAGCTGCACCACCTGTGATAGCAGAACCAACTGCCTTTTGAGCGGACTGAATAGCCGCTATCATTGAGCCTGTTGTTTTACCTGTGTTCTCAGCCATTATTTACCTTTTGCTCTACTGCCTGTGTATAGACCAAACCAAGCTGCGCCTGCACCAACTACGATACTAACTAAGCCTGATTGTTCCATTGTTGGATTTGGTAAGTTCATATACCATATTACTACTTTGTATAATAGGTAAATGTATGTTGTAATGAAAATTCGTGGAAATATTCTCCAAGCATCAATAGCCCTTGCCATATGAATTATCTTTGCATATGGATTAGGTCCTAAATCTTTGATAGATGTATCTACCTCTAATTCAACATTTACTTTTTTAGTAACTTCTGGTTTATCAGCAGGTACTACAATTGTTTCTTCTTTATTTTCCACGGCTAGCCCTCTCTCTTGCTCTTTCATTTTCTTCTTTTATGTGTGCCACTAATAGGTCCACATATATTTCCCTCTCCCACGGCACCATATTCTCTAACTCGGTTAAAGAATATTTATGATGTTGCATCAACGCAAAGTTGACTTGGAAGTAATTTTCTAAGTTGTCATGTGAGAGGGCGATACGAAAAAATCTGTCAACCCTTGCAACATAACCTTACTCTTCACTTGCGTTTTTGGATTTACAACCTCAATTTCGTGTGCCAGTCTTGGCATAGAATTGAAGAATTTTTGAATCTTAGCAAAATGGTCACTTGTTAATGATTCAATAAACGCCTGCATTTCTTCCTTACTATAGTCTTTTGCATTGTGTACAGTTTCACCTTCATAAATCTGGTAAATAGATTTACCAATAATATCAAATAACTGTTCAGTCTTTAATTGATTTGCGTCAACAGTTGCATCAAAACTATCAATTGTAGGATATTTCATTAATAACTTAATCTTGTCATTAATTTGTATCTCATTGCTGTGTTCATCATCTACTTGAACCTCAACCTTTGATAAATCTACCTCTACATTTGCGTATGTTTCTTTATCATCTGGACACAAAATCTTTAATTTTGCGATTTCACCAACTGACTTAGCTCTTACATTTAGAAAGATATATTCTAAATCAAATGTTGGTAGTGCCTCCACATTAATACTTCCAAATGTACAAGCGTGTACAATATCTTTTAATGCTTTGGTTATTTCTTTTGGACTATTTGATTCCATAGCCAGTAATAAAATCTTCTCTTCTTTTACAAGAAAAGGTCTATACTTGACTTGTACATCACTTGATGGTAATGTCAATTCATATGTCGCTGTATCTAATATAGGCAATGCCATATCATTATCTCCTTGTTAATTATAAAAATGGTGGGAATACTTTTCCACCTGTTACTCTACCAATTGGTAGATTTCTTCTAGTTGTTTGTAATATATCACGGCCTGCTCTTCTTATTTCAGGAGGCAGTCTATTTAAAATACCACCAAACAATCCGAATTCTGGTGACGGTTTAATTGTAGGCACATCACCAAATGCTTGTCCTACAGTTGCACCATCAATTTGGTCTATTGTTAAATTCTTCCAAGTTCTAAAGTTTAATGTAATTGGTATATTTACAGATTGGTCTGTTGCACCGTATGAGTAATCAATAGAACCTACAGTTTGAGGATATACTTCATATAGTCTTACTGCGTAAGTTGTTCTATCTCTATCTTGTTCAGCACTAAAAGAACCTAATTGATAGATGTCCATTGTACCAACATAGTTGTCATAAAAATCCATATGGTGTGACACATTATCAAATATCTTTTTCTGCCAATTTTCAAAAAATGTTCTTTGTCTTAAAAACTTATCACCATAAAATGTACACTCTATTTGACCACTATAACTATATGCATAAGGCATTTGTCTAGCAGGTCCATATACTCTATGGTCTACTGTGTTAACATCTCTATTTGGCAATGTAACTTTGTTACACATCATACCAACATTTCTTTTTATTGTCATACTTTCCATATCATTATTTCCAGGTGTCATATCAAAATCACCTTCGTATGGATTTGTAATAATTCTTTGTGGCGGTTGTATCACAACCAAATATCTTGTTGGTCTTGCAAGGCCTTCACCTTGGTTTATTTCTGCAATAAATCTGTTTATAGTAGTTTCAGGATTACCACCTGGTTTTCTACCTAATCTTTCATCAGCGTTAACATTATCAAGTGACCTATCTCTCGGTAAACCAATTCTAATATCGTAATTACCGATTCTTTTTCCACCTCTTAATATTGCCATTACTTTTTCCCTTTATATCCGGTGCCTTTTTCTCTATTACACCATCTTTTATTCCAAGACCAAACATTTAGTTTGCTTGAATATTTTTCTATGATTGCATAAAACCAATCCATTATATAATTCTCCTTGCAGCTGCAAATACTCTACCAAGTGTAGAACCTTGGAAGTCTGCAACTGGTAAATAAATTGCTATTGCCATTTCGTCAACATCTATTCTTCTAAATTGTGTTTTAACTTGTGACCACAAATATTTTTTAATTGCTGGTTTAATTATATTCTCACCTTTTAGATTACTATAACCTACTTGTAACTTTGTACTACTATCAAATTTACCATTACTTGCATAAGTTTGCAATCTTTCTAATAATTTAAATCTGGCACCATATGGTAGATAGTGAAAATTAATACCTACAAAACCACCTCTAAAAGTATCTACAGGTAAAACCAATGGAAAGGCGTCCCAATATGGTAGTTTCGCTTTTGTCTTTGCATCATATACAAACATACACATACGGCCTGCACTTGGTCTACCATTTAATTTACCTTCTCGCATCAATTTACTTTGTGATGCTCTATCAGTAATCAAAGAGGCTGCATTTCTGTACCATCTAGCAGACTTTAATTGATTGCCTTGTAAATCTTTTAATGGGTCGAATATATTTGCCATACCACTATTTATAAGAAAACCCTTAGCGATTTCTCGCTAAGGGTCAATGCTTTCAGTAATTAAGAGAGAAAGGATTAGTCTTCGTCAGCTAATTTACTAAAGTAGGACAATGTATCGTCCTCGTCACTAGCCATTGAAGACTCACTTACTTTCGGCATTTCCACGGATGTTGTAGATGTCTGTGGTGGGAGGTCATATTCATCTACGGTTACCGTGCTTTGTGTACCCGTAATTACCCTATTCAGTTTCTCTTTGAGTTCATCATAGGTTTTAAAATTACTAGGGTCAACAAATGGTTTTAGAGCGTGTTGTTTTTCCCAAACAGCTTTGATTTCATCATCACTGTTTTTGATTTGAGAAACACCCTCAAATTCTGATTTATCATAGTTCCAGTAACCATCAACTTTTCTAATTTTCAGTTTAAAGTTTGCACCTTTCCAAAAATCAAATGGGTTGATTGGTGTTTCATCTTCAAATGCTGGTTGCATTGCTTCTGTAATCTTGTCAAAGATTTTTTTACCAAACTTGAACAAGAATACTTTACCCTCATTTTCAGGATGTTTAGG